CATTGGAATTATAGATATTCGCGCGTAAGCAGCTGGAGATGGCCGGAGATGGAAGTTTATGGCCACAGAAAACTGGATATACACATACTATCAGGGAATTAAGAACGGAACCTACACAGTCGGGCGCTGGATCCGGCTCGTTTATGAGTACATCATGAACGGACTTGAGACAAAGGCGTTCTTTTTTGACCAGAAGAAGGCAAACGATGCCATCGAATGGATAGAAAACCATTGTTTTCACACCGAGGGACCGCTTGCTCCGAGTCCTCTAAAATTGGAGGTCTGGGAGAAGGCATTTTACTCGGCAGTTTACGGTTTAGTTGACTGTAATGGCCTGCGGCAGTTCCGCGAGGTCCTCTTGGTGGTCGCCAGAAAAAACGGAAAGACAAAAATCGCAAGTTCCGCCGGCGCATACACTTGGAGACAGAATGGAGGTTTCGGCGCGCGAGTTTTTTGCATAGCTCCAAAGCTGGAGCAGGCCGACTTGGTTTATAACGATGTCTGGGCGATGACACAGTTAGATCCGGAGTGGAAAGCTCTTAAAGAGCAGTCTCTGGAGAAGGACACCCAGCATCGAAAAGTGCACGACGACTCTGCGCTTGCACGCCACCGCATGTCAGACCTGGCGATACCAGGCACCAACAGCACCGTAAAGAAGATAGCGTTCAGCGCTAAGAAGTCGGACGGCTTCAACCCGAGCCTTTGCATCTGCGATGAGATCGCGGCGTGGGAGGGCGACAAGGGCCTAAAGCAGTACGAAGTCATGAAGTCCGGAATGGGTGCACGCCCGGAGGGCCAGCTGCTCTCGTGCACGACATCCGGATATATCAACGATGGAATCTATGATGAATTAGTGAAACGCTCGACGCGCTTCCTGCTCGGTGAGAGCAAGGAAAAGAAGCTGCTGCCGTTTCTCTACATGATAGATGACCTGGAAAAATGGAATGACATCAACGAGCTGCGGAAGAGCAACCCGAATCTGGGCGTGTCCGTCAGCGTTGACTATATGCTTGAGGAGATAGCCATCGCGGAAGGTTCGCTTTCCAAGAAGGCAGAGTTCCTCACAAAATACTGCTGCATTAAGCAGAACAGTTCTATCGCGTGGCTGAACGCGCAGGACGTGCAGAAATGTATCTCATCCCCCTTGACTTTGGATGACTTCCGCAGCAGCTACTGTGTCGGCGGCATCGACCTATCCAGGACGACCGACCTCACGAGCTGCTGTGTGGTTATCCAGAAGGGTGGAAAGTTTCACATTTTCAGTAAGTTCTTCCTGCCGCGCGAGAAGATAGATGAGGCCACGGCGCGAGACGGCTTGCCTTACCGTGCATTCATTCAGCGCGGACTGCTGCAAGAGAGCGGAGACAACTTCGTAGATTATCAGGACTGCTTCAACTGGTTCAAGATGCTGGTGGAGGAGTATGAGATCCTGCCGCTTCAGGTAGGCTACGACCGCTACTGTGCGCAGTACCTTGTCCAGGAAATGAAGAGCTACGGTTTTCACATGGACGATGTTTATCAAGGCGAGAACCTTTCGCCGGTAATAGATGAGTTCGAAGGCCTTATAAAAGACGGCAAGGTAATAATAGGCGATAACGACTTACTCAAGATTCACTTTTTAGACTCTGCGCTCAAGCAGAATGCTGAAACGATGCGCAAAAGGCTCATAAAAGTGTCGGGTAATGTTCACATAGATGGGATGGCCGCAGCCTTGGATGCGATGACGGTGCGGCAGAAATGGTATAGCGAAATTAGTGGTCAGTTGGCCAACGAATAAGGAGACTATATGGGGCTCTTTGACTGGATCTTCAAGAAGCCGAATGTGAAGGTAGCACACTACAACGACGGCTATTTCAAAACACTCACGGCATATCAGCCGCACTTCACGACCTGGCAGGGCGAGATATACGAGAGCGCGCTGGTGCGCGCCGCCATAGATGCCAGGGCGAGACATATCAGCAAGCTGAAGGTGGAGGTGCTGGGTGCAGCACAGCCGACGCTCCAGACGAAGCTGAAAATCAAACCTAACAACTGGCAGACGTGGAGCCAGTTCCTGTATCGCACGAGCACGATACTGGACATGCACAACACGGTCTGCATCGTGCCGGTCTACGATAAGCTTATGAACGTGGACGGCTACACTCCGGTGCTCCCGAAGCGCTGCGACATCGTGGACTATAACGGCGTGCCGTATCTTCGTTATGAGTTCCGGGACGGCCTGAAGGCTGCCGTGCCTCTTAAAGAGTGCGCCATCATCAACAAGTTCCAGTACAAGAGCGACTTCTTCGGGGAGAGCAACAGAGCGCTGGATGCCACGATGGAACTGGTGCATTTGAACGATCAGAGCGTTGAAGAGGCTGTTAAGAACGGAGCGACGTATCGTTTCATGGCCACGGTCAATAACTTCAGCAAGACCGAGGACCTGAAGAACGAACGGATCCGTTTCAACGAGGCTAATTTTAGGGTAGAAAATGACAACGGCGGACTGCTTTTGTTCCCTAATACCTACAAGGACATCAAGCAGATAGACCAGACGGCGTACACGGTCCCGAAGGAAGAGCTCGATGAAATACGCACCACGGTCTACAACTACTTCGGTGTGAATGAGAACATTCTCCAGAGCAAGGCATACGGCGACAGCTGGGCAGCCTTCTATGAGAGCGTTGTCGAGCCGTTCGCGATTCAGTTCAGCGAAACGATGACCAACGCGATGTTCACCGACCGCGAGCAGGCGTTTGGCTCGATGCTCATGGCTACGAGCAACAGGCTCCAGTACATGACCACCCAGGAGAAGCTGAACGTCTCGGCGCAGCTGGCTGACCGCGGCATTCTCTCACCGAATGAGATCCGCGAGATATGGAACCTGCCTCCGGTAGACGGCGGCGATGTTCGTATCATCCGCGGTGAGTATTATAGCGCAGATGACAAAGTCCAGGTCCTCAACGAGGAAGGAGAAGACAATGGCAATTAAAGACGATAGAGAATACAGAAACCTCGGACTCATAGAGATCCGTAAGGCAGAGGAGGGTGCGGAGCCCTCTTTTTTAGTGGAAGGCTACGCCAGCACGTTCGAGCCTTATAAGCTCCTGACGTTTGACGGCGTGGACTACTTCGAGCGCATAGATCCGCAGGCTTTCGAGAAGGCGGATATGAGCGACGTAGTATTCCTGCGCGACCACGAAGGCAGGGTGCTTGCACGCACCAAGAACGGCAGCATTGAACTGCACGTTGACGACAAGGGCCTCTGGACCAGGACGAACCTTGGTCTTACAGGCGCAGCTCGCGAGATGTACGAAGACATCCAGAGCCGCAATTATTCCCAGATGAGCTTCTCGTTCGTTGTCGATGAAGACGACTACGAGGAAGACACCCACACAAGAGTCATCAAGAGCTTCCGGAAGCTCTATGACATATCAGCAGTCGCGTTCCCGGCGAACCCTGGAACCGACATCGGCGTATCTTACCGTGACTACTTCAACGGAGTGATTGAAGCGGAGAAAGCGGAGCGACTGGAAGCGGAAAGACGCGCAAAAGCAATTGAGAGACTGAAGCTCAAGCTCCGTCTCGAAGGAGAGAAGTAATGAATATCAACGAAATGACAATGGAGCAGGTCGATGCTCGTATGGAAGAGATAAGGACCGCTCTGGAAGCCGAGGACGCTGACATCGAAGCTCTCAATAAAGAGGTCGATGAGCTCGTCGCTCGCAAGCAGGCCATCAAGGACGCCGCGATCGAGAAGAGAGCGCTCCTGGATAAGGTCGCAACCGTGAAAACTGAACCTATCGAAGAACTCAATGAAGAGAGGAAAGAACAGATGGAAAACATCGAAATGAGAAACACTCCGGAGTACATCCACGCATTTGCTAACTACATCAAGTCCGGAGATCCTTCCGAGTGCAGAGCACTCCTGACCGAGAATGCGTCCGGCACCATCGCCGTACCCGAACTCGTATACGACACCGTAAAGACCGCATGGAACAGAGACGGCGTTATGGCCCTCGTTAAGAAGTCCTACCTCAAGGGCAACCTGAAGGTCGGCTTCGAAATCTCCAGCTCCGAGGCTACCGTTCATACCGAAGGCGTTGCTGTTGACGAAGAGTCCCTGGTTCTCGGAACCGTTCAGCTCGTACCGGCAGCCATCAAGAAGTGGATCTCCATTTCCGACGAGGCTCTGGATATGGCCGACGTGCCCTATCTCCAGTACATCTATGACGAGCTCACCTATCGCATCGCGCAGAAGGCTGCTGACACCCTCATCGCCAAGATCGTGGCTTGCGGAACCCAGAGCACCACTACTTGCGTAAGCGTCCAGGTTGAGACTGCTGCTTCCGTAAGCGTTGGCACCATAGCACAGGCTATGTCCAAGCTGTCCGGATCCGCTTCCGAGCCGGTCATCATCATGAACAGAGGAACCTGGGGCACCTTCAAGGCTGCACAGGCCGCTGCTTCCTACAACTACGATCCGTTCGAAGGTCTCCCGGTTGTCTTCAACAACAGCCTCAAGGCCTTCAGCGCTGCTTCCACCGGCGACACCTACGCTATCGTAGGCGACCTCCAGAACGGCGCACTTGCCAACTTCCCGGCTGGCGATGACATCCAGATCAAGAGAGACGACTTCACTCTGGCTACCAGCGACCTCGTTCGCTTCATCGGCCGTGAGTATGTTGCGCTCGGCGTAATCGGTCCGGATCACTTCGTAAAGATCAACAAGTAATAGGAACCAAAAGGAGAGAGAAACATGGAAAGTATCTTAATCGCGGTCCCTTGCATGGACCAAGTACCGGCACAGTTCGCGCAGAGCCTCGCCACATTAAAAAAGGTGGG